TGCCATTTAAAAAGTGAATAGTTTTGTTTTTTGTGTCCAAATTCTTTATTAACACCCCTAAAACTCATTTGTGCAATATCTTCTTTTCTATATAATTTTTTTGCTCGTATCATTCTTCTACAAAATGGTCTTGATTCACCTTTAGGTTGTTTTCTTGTACCTTTTACATATTTATACCTTACTTTATATATTTTATTATCTTGTGTGCTTTCATCATTTTTTCCTAAATGTATTCCATTAAGATATGTTTCAACATCAAAATCTTCAGGTTCATCTTCTGTATCATCTACATCTAATAATTCATAATTTTCAAAATCTTCTTCTTCACCTAATTCTTCAATTAGTTTCCACAATTCATCTGCATCATCATCACTCAAAAATGGTCTATTATCTTTTGCAAGTTTTACACCTGTTTCTTCTTCCCTTGCTTCATCAGTTATAGCATTATCTGTTTCTATAAATTCTAATGGTTGTAATGTTTTAAAGTATAGTTTTAGTGATATTTCATTTACTGCTAATATATGTTCTATACATTCTATTATTAGATCTTGGTATGGTTTAATTGTGATGTTGTTAAAAAGTAAAGATGCTGTTCTAATTTCATCTGCATTGTTTCCTAAACCATTATTACCATCTCTAATACCTAAAAGTAAAGGTGATGTTACTCTATGTGCTACCATAAGTTTTGTTGCACACTCTGATGATAAATATTCGTAATGTGCAGGTGCATCTGTAAGTGGTATATCATCAACTGTTGTTTTACTTTCTGCATTGTTGTTAAAAGCAATTATTACTTTTTCACCTCTTGATCCTGTAAGTTTACCAAGTACATCTGATTTAATCTGTAACTGCTTTTCTCTATCAGGTACACCATTATTAAAGTTTACCACCTTTGTACCACTAAAACCACATTGCACATCATTTATAAGGTAATCTGCTATTTCTGATTCTAATTCTGCATATGCCAAACCACCTTGATAATCTACAGGGCAATAATAATCATATCCTGATACATATTTTTTTACAATTTTAATTTCAGGTTCTTTACCATTACCAAAACCAAAAGCTGCTATTCTTTCAGGTTTATCTGTAGGTTTTATTTTACCCCAATCAGGAAAATAATAGTATGCTTCTATATCACCATCATCATTATATTTTTCTGCTCTTAATGTTTGTCTTGGAAAATGTTCTGCTCTTATTACTTTACCATCTTTGTATAATACTTGAAAAGATGCTTCACCTAATAGTTTCAAATCAAGTGCTACTTTTTTCAAACAGTCATTATGTACAATACTTTTTAGTGCTGCATATTCATCTGTTTTTGTAGAACTATCTAATGCATCTAAACCTTTACCATAGATCATGTTAGATATACCATTTATAACAGCATTGTTTGTTGTGCTGTTTATGTATAAATCTATAAGATATTGGTAGTAATTGTTATCATCACCATAAGCAACCCAATTTTTTCTTTTGTCCTCTTTGATTTGGGGTTTGTTGTATTGTGAAAGATTAACTATGTGTAAGTTTTCCATGTTATAAAACTATAAATTCATTATCTGTACTATGTACTGTATATTCATTGTTGTTTACAGAATAAGAAGAAATTGTTTGATTAGTGCAAAATATCTTATCTCTATAAATTAAGTTACTACCTTGTTTAATTTCTAATGTGTAAAAAGTATCTTCTACTAAAGTAAAGGTATTACTATATTGGTAATAATAATCATTAGCAGTAAAAGAGGTTGTTGTTTGACTAAACACCTCTTTGTTTGTTGTTTCATCATTTATTTTAATCGTATAGGTTAAACCTGTTGTGTACGATCTTGGAATAAAATTAAAAGTTTGGCTGCTACCTGACTGTTCTAATATAATCATATATATAACAATAAATCTTTCTTGAATTTGTTATAATAAAAAAGAGCAACATTTCTGCTGCCCTTTAAATTACCAAATGAAAAAAAACTAATTTAGGAATTAGTACCCTCTGTTACTGTTACTGTTGTAGTCATTCCTGCAAATGGATCTGCTGCTGTTGCACCCTCTAAAAAGTTTGCAGGTTCTACTTCTTGTGCATTTAGAGTAAGTGTATAACCACTTAAATCACCCATTGCTGCACCTGTTACTATTGTACCCCCATTTACATCTGCACCATGTTCAACACCCATAATAAATGCATTATCATTGTAGTCATGAATAACCACATGTGGTCTGCCATAACTCATTAATTTTAACTCTTTGTGATCTTGAACTGTAAGTTTCTTTAATGTAAGATTTAAAGTTTGATCGAAAAAAGTTGTTCCATTTTCTCTTGATGAGGTTATGGTTTGTTCAAAACTACTGTTGCCTTTTACCTCATATTTAAATGCAGTAATACCACTTCCACCTGATGTTTGTATATCTTCAACTACATCTGTATCTACACTATCTTTTGTTACAGATACACCATAATCAATAAAATATACAGCTTTTATACCACCAACTACATCTTTACATGGTTCTTTTCTACCTTTTGTTAAATTACAAGCCATATTTTTTGTATTAAAAAAGGGTAGGTAGATACAAAGACCACCTACCCCTTAAAGTTATTTAATTATCTATTAGTTAGCTGAATTAGTAATACCATATGTGGTAATATCTTCTATGATTCCATACTGTACACCTGCAGTAAATCTCATTACTACTCTTACATTTTGTGAACCATCTAAATCTGCCATATCAATTACTTTAACCTCATTGTGGTCAGCAAGTAATCCTGTACCAAAGTATAGATTAGATTTCTCTGCTGCTATTGCTTTGTTATCTGCAAGTCCATTAGCTACAAACATTTTTACACCATCAAAAGATAATGCACCATTGTTGTACCATTGTGTACCTTGTGTGTTAACACCTGCTGCACCTACACCACTTGCAAAACCACCTAATGCTCTAACATATGCTCTTGCAATGTTTTGTGAAACATATAAAAATAAATCTTCACTTCCATAAAGTGCAGATGGTATTGCATCTACAAGTGAACCAAGTTGTGCAATAACATTTGAAGATGTTACTGTAGTACCTGATACCTCTTGTGCAGATGGTAAACCTGAATCTAAAGAAATCAGTTTTGTTAATCCATCAAATTGACCATTGTTTGATGTGTTACCATCCCATATAGATTGCTCTGTACGTTGTGCAACTTTAGCAGCTACATGTGCAATCAAGAAATCACTAAATGATGGTGGTAAATCTTGATGTGCTGAAAATCCCATACCTATAGCTTCCCAATCAGATTGAAAATCTTTTTTACAAAGTTGTAGGTTTACCTGTTGAAATTCAGGTTGTAATATTTTTTCTGTTAGTGTAATTGTAGATGTAGGATCAAAATCACATGTAGCATCTTTTACGATAGCATTTGTATCTACTTTCTTAATTACCTCTTTAAACTTAACATTAGGTTTTACAGTAATGCCACCACCCTCAATAGTAGCACCACTTAATAATGCAGCAGATATATACTCTCCTGCAAACTCACCTGCATAAGTTGTTGATATACTTGTTGTTGTTGCCATTTTTTATTAATTATTTTTTAAGTTAGCTATTTTTGAAAGCACCCTATCATATGTTGTTTGTGGTCTTTTTTGCCCATATAAATGCATTGCTTTCTTTGTTTCCTTTTCAGGATTATGTTTAATTTTTTCAACAGGTTGTTCTACTGCTGACAATTCTTCTTTGGTTTCTGATTCAGGTTCTTCTGCACTCATTTTATCTTTGTGTTCAATCATGCCTTTGATTTCCTCAATCATTTCTTTCACCTCTGCCAATTCTTCTTTAGTAGCGTATCTCATTTCTTCCTTATCCTCTTCTAAATTTTCCTCTTTGGATGCTTCCTCTGCAGGTTCTTCTGCCTTTCCAATAGATGCAATTACACCCTCTTCTTCAACTTTGAGCATCTCTCCATCTTCTAAAGTGTATTCACCTACAGGTAGTGCTACTTTTTCATCTTCTGTTACAATAAATACTTCACTTCCTGCAGCAAAATTTTCACTTTCTATAACAGTACCATTTTCCAAAGTAGCTTGTGCTAATTTTACTTCTTGGGTTTCTTCTGTGAGTTCAACTCCAAGAACTTCTTTTACTTTGTTTAACATATCTGTTGCTTTCATATATATTACAATAAATTATAAATGTGTTTGTTGTGTTTTTAAAATTTAATTGATTTAGCTTCTTCTTGGTATTTTCTTTCAAGTTTTGCAAATTTTGTAAATATATCATTTGCATTAGAGTAATCAACTTGTATTTCAGGATTAAAACCTAATTCTTTAGCCATAGATTTAAATTTATTCATATCTGCTATTATATCTTTTAAAATAGAATCACCTACATCACTCCATTTATATAAAGCTGCTTGTACATCTTGCATTTCTCTAATTAATCTATTTTTAGTATTAATTAA